TGCGGCGTTGCGTGTTGGTGGCGGGCGGCGATGCGTTTATAAAAATGCCTAACTACCCTAACCTACAGAGGTGACAAAACGCGAGAGTGATTTCACTTTCATAAAAAAAATTTTTGCCATGAAAAAAGCACCCTATTGGAATTTCTGGAGAGTTGTTTTTGCAGGATGGTTAATACGATATCCTGGAAAATTCATTCGCCCCCTTGGAATTCTGGTAGGGTTTTTTCTTGTGTGGATATATAAGGCACTTGTTAATTAAGTGAGGACAAAAAAATTTTCGGAGGAAAAAATTGTATGAGTAAGATTTATCACATATATGCTAAGGGTGAATGTTTGTATCATAGTTTGAATGAGCAACAATTCCAAGACACCTGGCAGCAACTTCAAGGTATGGTAGGATTGATGAAGACAGACTATGCAGCGGAGGATCTCTCATACGAAACTGTACAACTATTAAACGAAGGATGGGGAGAACCGAATGGAGCTCCATCATATTGACAACTACATATCACTGAACTATAATTGAACTGAAGTTTATTCCAACTCATGGCAAAAGGATTTACTGTTAAGACTGTTCCACCAAAGAAAGCGAAAGCACCTGAATGGGACATTGAAGCGATTAAGGGGCGAATGAAAGGTAAGAAGATTGTCTTCTGCCTCCCTGGACGTGGATGTTCATTCACGTTTCTAAAGAACTTTGTACAACTTTGTTTTGATCTTGTACAGAACGGAATGAGTATCCAGATCAGTCAGGATTACTCTTCTATGGTTAATTTTGCACGCTGCAAGTGTTTGGGTGCGAATGTATTGCGTGGCCCTGATCAGATTCCTTGGGACGGCAAACTGGAGTATGATTATCAACTGTGGATTGACAGTGATATTGTCTTCAACACTGAAAAGTTCTGGCAGTTGTGTGACTTGGCATTGAATGCTGAGGGCGAAGAGAAACCTATCACTGCTGGATGGTATTCCACAGAAGATGGACAGACTACATCCGTTGCACACTGGTTGGAAGAAGATGACTTCCGAAAGAACGGTGGTGTGATGAATCATGAAACTGTCGAATCGATTTCCAAGCGTAAGAAACCATTCACTGTTGACTACACAGGTTTTGGATGGGTATTGATTCAGAACGGTGTCTTTGAGAACACTGAGATGAAGTATCCATGGTTTGCTCCTAAGATGCAAGTCTTTGAGAGTGGTGCGGTTCAGGACATGTGTGGTGAGGACGTGTCATTCTGTCTGGATGCTATTGAAGCAGGATATGAAATCTGGTGCGACCCTCGTATCCGTGTTGGCCACGAAAAAACTCGCGTTATCTGAGGTATTTAAATTATGGCAGTTCGTTCTAAAGTTGGGGTTGTTAAGGACGGGTTTATGCCCGGCACCCCCAAGAAAACTCGTCAAGGAGACGGAAAGCACACGAAGTATGCGGCGACTTCTCGTAATGGTAAGCGCAAAGCATATCGGGGACAGGGTAAATAGATGTAACGACTATGTTACGTTATGGCAGCACTAATTTGCAACCTCCCTTCGGTTGAAGTATGGGTAAGGAAAGAATACCTTACTGATCATCAAAGTGGGTGGGGTGAATATGTAAAGGGCGTTTGGGTATCGGCTAAGTCGATTCCTGGACGCGCTTTTTATTTTGAGACATACTTACCAGAGTATGCAGCAATGTATGATAAGTTACCAATCAGTGCCTTTCTATCAGAACCAAAGAAACCTGATCCTGATATGAGTTTACAGAACCTACAGTTCTGGAATTGTATGGATTATGGTGTGGTTGCTGTTCAGAAGCAATTTATTGGTAGTATGGACTATGAAGTCTATACAAGAGATCATGGTACAATGAAAGGAACATATATTTGTACTATTGATAATTACCATCAAGATCCTGATGTTATTGATTATGCTACTAGTGAAAACCCAGCCGAACACAAGAGTCATAATTTAATTGAACTTGTTAATGGACAGTATGCATTGTATCCAAATAATAGAACACGAATCTATGATAATAGTTTGACACCAGAGAAACCAAAGATTCCAGACTTTAAGGTATCAACTGAGTATTATCAAGTTGAGAATGGATACGACAGAATGGGACTTGGTGATCAAGAAAGTTACTTCTGGAAAACTGCTCAGGAACGAGATAAATAAAGCATAATCGCTTGTAGATAGGGTGCCAGTAGAACGTGCCAGTAAATCATTTAAGGATATTTCGATGTCCTTTAAGGTAAGTCCGCTTACCTATGATTTGATTGCAAATAAAAATGAAACTGCAATTGCACGTTCTATACGTAATTTAATCCTTACTGCTCCTGGTGAACGTCCCTTCAATCCTGAATTAGGATCACAAGTGAGTCGTTTATTATTTGATCCTATTGATGATATTACAACTGAAGCATTAAAGGAGCAGATCGAGAATACAATTAATAACTTTGAACCTAGAGTTAGATTGCGTCAAGTGGTAGTACAACCAAACTTTGATGCAGGTGAATATGATATCTCTATTCGTTATGACATTGTTGGGATAGAAGCAACTCCTCAGCAATTATCATTCGCATTACAACAGACACGATAATGGCACTAGTCAACTTTGCCAATTTAGATTTCGATCAGATAAAGCAGTCGATCACTGATTATCTGCGATCTAATTCTAACTTTACTGATTACGATTTTGAAGGATCGAATCTTTCAACGATTGTTGATGCGTTAGCGTATAATACGTATATAACCTCATATAATGCCAATATGGTATCTAATGAGGTATTCATTGATTCCGCCACTCTCAGGGAGAATGTGGTGTCTCTGGCGAGGAATATAGGATACACTCCTCGCTCTAGTAAGTCAGCAAGAGCTAATATATCTTTTATTGTTAACACCGCTAACTATAGCGTAAAACCTCAGACGATTACACTGAATAAGGGAATTGTAGCAACATCACAATCATTTGGATCAGAGAGTTATACATTCTCCATTATGGAGGATATCACAGTTCCTGTTGTAGATGACATTGCTACCTTTAGTAATATTGATGTGTATGAAGGAACATATGTAACTGCTGAGTTTACATACAACACATTTGATCCTAATCAAAGATACATCTTACCTAATTCAAACATTGATGTTTCTACAATCAATGTAATGTGGAAACCATCTCAACTTTCATCTGTTAAGAGAAGATATCGTAGATCTGATAGTTTATTTGAAGTTACTAGTGAGTCACCTGTTTATTGGGTGCAAGAGATTGAAGATGAGAGATATGAATTAATATTTGGCGATGGTATATTTGGACGTGCATTACAAGAACCCAACTTTTTAGAAGTAGCATATCTTGTTAATAATGGAAGTAATGCTAATGGTGTATCAGATTTATCATTCAATGGTAAATTAACCACATCAAGAGATAATGTTGCAATCAATTCTGGCATTTCTCGTGTTACTGTAAACACACCTTCTTTTGCTGGTGGTGATATTGAAAGTGTTGAGTCAATTAAAAAGTATGCAACTCAAACATATGCATCACAAAACAGAGCTGTAACATCAACTGATTACGAATACATTATTCCTAAAGTTTATCCCGAGACTGAATCTGTTTCTGTGTTCGGTGGTGAAGAATTGAATCCTCCACAGTTCGGAAAAGTATTTGCGAGTATCAAACCAATCAACGGTGCATATCTTTCTAACCTGGTAAAAGATAATATTAAAAGAGAAATTAAAAAATACTCTGTTGGTGGTATTGATTTAGAAATTACTGATCTCAAGTATCTCTACATCGAAGCACTTATCAATGTATATTATAATACAAATGATGCAAACAGTGGAGATCAAGTCAGAACAATTGTATCAAATAATATTGAAAGATATGCAGATTCAACTGAACTTAATAAGTTTGGTGCAAGATTCAAGTACAGTAAGTTCCTGAATATTATTGATAGCAGTAATTCTGCAATTACATCTAACATCACAACAATTCAGATGAGGAGAGACTTAAGAGCTGCTCTTAATGCCTTTGCTGAATATGAAATTTGCTTTGGAAATCGTTTCCATATTGCAAATCATGGACACGGAACACACGGTGGTAAAATTGGATACAATATTAAGTCATCTGGTTTCCAAGTTAGTGGTGTTGCAGGTACTGTTTACCTTGCCGATGCTGCAGATAACAGTTTAGAAACTGGAATAATTAATCTTATTAGATTGAATTCGCCTACAGAAGCTGTAATTGTAAGAAGAAATATCGGAACGATTGATTATATTAAGGGTGAAATTAAATTAAATCCAATTAATATCGTATCAACAAGTATCAACAGACAGTTCCCATTAATTGAAATTTCTGCCATTCCATATTCTAACGATATCATCGGATTACAGGATCTTTATATTCAACTAGATACTAATAACGTAACAATAAATTCTGTTAATGACAGAATATCTTCTGGTTATGATATATCAGGATCTGATTATATTGTTTCTTCAAGTTTTGCAAATGGAAGTTTAGTCCGTGGCACAGTTGACTCAAGAGTGATAGCAACACAGACACCTCGAACAAGTTCACCAGTTACGGCAACAACGACAACAACGACTACTAGATCAACTTCCTCACCTACTTATTCATACTAAAGACGTAAGATGATATCAACCGATTTACAGCGAGTACAGATTCAGGACATTATTGAGTATCAATTACCTGCATTTGTAAGGGATGACTTTCCCTTGGTTGGTGAATTTTTAAAGCAGTATTATATTTCACAAGAGTATCCTACTGCTCCTTCTGATATCATACAAAATATTGATGAATATGTAAAATTAGAAACACTTCTTGATAGTGAAGACGAGACAACTCTTGCTGAGGATGTTTCTTTTAGTGATACAGAAATCACTAC